CCATTATGGCCAGAACGCTTTCCGCTCGAAGACCTCAAGCGCAGAGAAAGATTAAACCCTAGAGAATTTGCATCTCTTTACCAGCAGCAGCCGTACATTGAAGGCGGCAACATCATTAAGACGGAATGGTGGCGCAAGTATCCAAAGGACTTAGCACCAGAAAGATTTGCAAGTTTAGTCATCACTGCCGATACAGCATTTAAGAAGACCGAAACCGCTGACTATAGTGTGTTGATCGTCGCTGGCGTCGATACTAATGGCGACATGTATTTGGTAGACCTCATCCGAGGCAAGTGGGATTTTCCTGAACTCAAGCAGCGCATGATAAGACTAAACAACCAGTGGCGCGGCAAAGGTCTTAGAGCGGTTTACATAGAAGACAAAGCATCTGGCCAATCTCTCATACAAGAACTCAAGCGAGAGTCTGGTATATCTGTCATTCCTTATAAAGTTGTGAACGACAAGGTTGCCAGAGCAAACGCCATCCTTCCAATCATAGAAGGAGGTAGAGTTTTTTTACCAGAAGAGTCATCATGGCTTGATGATTTTATAGACGAGGCAATTAGTTTCCCCAACGGAAACCATGACGACCAAGTAGATGCTATGGTTATGGCCATAGATGTACTCTCCCGAACCTCTATCTCTCCAGAGGCTTGGTCACTACACGCTGACACATCACAGTCTCTTAACAATAATAGCCAAGACTTCGGCAAATCTCTTACCAAGAGTGTCAAAGGGTTAGCCGCAAAGTGGAATGGGTGGGGTTTGTAAGGACGACCATCACACACATCTCAGTTATCTTTGGCGTATAGAAACGGACGGTAGCGAAAATGACCCCACAAACAAGTTACAGGTCAGCAGAATATCAGTCAGGCCCAAATGAAGGGATGATTGTTGACCTGTCTGAGCATGCAGAAAAGCTAGTCAACTACGAAGACATCTCTCACCTTTTAACCGAGGAACAAGAGCGTCGTATTGTAGACTACGTGAAGTCTATGGCTGACATGTCCCACAACAAAATTAGAAAAAGATACGATCATTGGAAGGAAGCTGACCGTGCTCACGATGTATATGTCCCTGCGGACGCCACAGAGTTTCGAGAAAAAGCAGTTATGGCCGACACTAGAGCCATTGCTGACACAGTTCTCACCTACCTCATGGCTGCAATGGGGGGAAGAAACCCCATGTTCCAGCTCGAAGGACTCAACAGAAAATCCAGAAACGCAAGCCTCATCCTCGAACGTGTCCTCCACCAACAAATGCGACGAACCGCAGGTGAAGCACGTCTGGCTCAGTTACTCTTGGACAGTATCCGATATGGTTTCGCCCCCACAAAAGTCGTGTGGGACGCAAAGTCAAACCAAAACAAGCTCGTCAACTTCGACCCGCGAAGATGCTTCCCAGACCCAAGAGTAAACTGGGGTGACTGGGAAAACATGCAGTTTATCGTGTTCGCAGACTACATGTCTTACAACGCGCTAGAGAATAGTGGACTGTATCCCAAGCTAAAAATGTACCCAGCCTTGAGGCATAAGATTTCCCCGCCTCGTAATTCTTGGAATGCTCACCACTGGCATAAAGAAGAGGGTCGAGGTTTATCAATCGACCCAGCCCAGCCAAATCAACGGGAACGGATGGATCATGCTTATTTCACCCTTGGCGATGCTAGGGTAGTGGACGAGGCTTGGGTACGCCTATCTGGTCATGAGATTGGCATTCCTTCTATTGAGTCAATATTCCTAGTCATGACGATCATGGATGAGAATGTTGTTATCAGGTTCCAGTTAAACCCTTACGGTCAGCAGTTTCCTGTAGTATTTGGTGGACTTTACCAAGATAGCCATAAGACTTACGGCCAATCTTTGTACGATCTCATACTTCCAATGCACGATATTGCTACATACTTGATGAGATCGCGCATAGATAACATAGGTGCTGCGTTAAATAACCTGATCTTTGCCGATCCGACGCAGGTTTCTATACCAGACTTAATAGATCGCAACCCATGGGGCATAGTTCGCACACTTCCGGGCAGTAAACCCGGAGATGGTGTCTTTATTGCGCAGGTTCCAGACGTAACACGCGGACATCTCAACGATATAGCGTCGATGTCTGAACTGAAGCAGCGCGTCAGCGCAGCGTCAGACGCACAACAAGGTATGCCGACCTCAGACGGAATCCGCACAGCAACGGAAATTCAGCGTTTAACACAACTCGGATCGCAGAGGCTCGGCGTACTCTCTCGTATTATGTCTGCCACAACCATCCGACCAATGGTCAGGATGATGGTAGCTAATATTCAAGACAGCTTATCCATGGAAGGATCAATTAAGATTGACAACAACAATATGCCCAACCAACTGGCTGGCATGGTTGAGGACGGCTATCTTGACTACGACGTATCCAAGGATTTGCAAGGTGAGATAGATTACCTAGTCATTGATGGCACTCTCCCCTTAGAGCCAACTCGTAATGCAGAGACATGGATGAACATGCTTCAGATCATGAATCAAACTGGTCTGAACATGGAGTACAACGCAGGTCAAATAGCAGAAGAAGCTATTCGAGCCATGGGTATCACCGACATGGACAGGTTCCGCGTTGACCAAAAGCAGCTTCAAGAGCAAGGGCCAAGTCCCTCTCAACAATTAGCTATGATGGAGAAAATGCGTGGGGCCAGCGTTCAACCTCAAGAGAACATCGACAAGGAAGTACAGAAAGGAAACCTTGTCCCTATGTCCGAGGCGAGGAGACGATAATGACAAAGAAGGCATTGCAAAAAAATGTCGATCCCTCTGTCGTCGCTTTTGTATCGGTAATCGAGAAAGACACTCAGGCGTCAATAAAAGAATTAAAAGCAGAAATCTTAGAGCACAAGAAGCAAGCATCCGAATTAAAGAGCGACTTGTTAAAAGTGCAAAGAAGTTCCGACTCTACAGACAACAGCATCGCAGCAGTAGAGCTGAAAGCCAAACGTCTTGTAGATAAGGCACTTAACAGCAGGGATACCCAAGACAGCATATGGAAGGACGACGCTCAAGAGGTCATCGACGCAATAGAGGCTCGTGTTTCGGTTTTTGAAAAACGAATGGACGCTATGGAGGCAAACCTCAAACGCTACTTCGACAAGGAGAAGTACGCGATAACCAAGGCAATGATCGCCCAAGTGATTAACGAGGAGAAGGCCAATGGCTGAAACAAGACCGATAGGTGAACAGCTAAGGTTTTTATCTTCCAAAACAGGGGAGCATATTTTAGATGATTATTTGGAGGCTTCGGAAAAGGGTACTCGTACCCTTAGTGATATGCTCGATGACCTATTTGATTCATCGGGCGTTTTCCAATCCAACCTATTCCAGTTTCGAGAAGACCCCTCTAATGCCGGAATGTTTCAAGTTAGAGTCGGTCAGTTCGTTGGCGCAGACACAGGTTGGACTACCATTACATTCACCGACTTCGCTCAATACGTCGCTGATGCTCTAGCCTATAAGAATGCTGCGGAAGCAGCGAAGACCGCAGCCGAGAGTGCTCGTGATGATGCGCTCCCCGTCATAAATAATATTGCCGATGTGATAACCACGGCGGCAAGTATTACCGATGTTAATACTATCGCCGGACAAGTTACTGGCACTAAGACGTATGCAGTCACAGCAACTGGCGGAAAGTTTTATTTAGACGGTACAATCAACCCGGCAATTACGCTGAAAGAAGGTTTTACATATACCTTCGATCTTTCAGATAGCTCTCTATCCAGCCACCCATTTAGGTTCTCCACATCAATCAATGGCCCAACCGCATATACAACGGGGGTCACAATTACGGGAACACAGGGTACGGCGGGAGCCAAGATTGAGCTAGTCGTTTCGTCTGCAACAGCCCGATTGCTTTATTACTTCTGCACTGCGCACTCTGGCATGGGTAACAGTGTTACCTCGCAGCAACATAACCTCGACCTTTTAGCGTCAATTAACGCTAAAATAACAACAACTGCTGATGTTGTAGCTCCAGTAATATCAGACGTAATAACCGTATCTAGTAGCATTGTTGATGTAGTAACCGTTGCCGCAGATATTGTAGACGTTAATACCGTTGCGGCATCTATTGCGAATGTGGATGCAGTTGGAACAAATATTTCCGCAGTCACAACCGTTGCTAATACGGGTAATTTAACGAACATTACGACTGTTTCAAATTATATATCTAACGTCGGAACCGTCGCGTCTAATATTTCAGACGTCCAAACAACGGTAACAAACATTTCCGACATCAACGCGGTAGCTTCAAATTTAGGTTCAAGCGGAAGTATTACCACTGTTTCTAATGCAATCGGTGCGGTTAATGTAACAGGAACAAACATAACAGCAGTTCAAACTGTGGCTACAAACATAGCAGCCATACAAAATGTATCGTCAGACTTACTGGAATCTATATCTGAAATAGATACGGTTGCTGCCTCAATAGCGAATGTCGATGCAGTAGGCACAAACATCGCTTCAGTTACAACTGTTGCCAACGCCACAGCACTTGCAAATATTGGCACTGTGGCCTCAGACATAACGGATGTTAATTCACTTGCGTCAGTATCTGCAAAAATAAGTGCGTTAGCTGACGTTGAGGATGGCACTACTGC